TTCGTCAGCGCATACGATCATAGAGCCTCACCAGGTCCCCAATGCTGTAGTTTTTGGGGGGTTGCTTCTTGTGGCCATAGGCTTTGTGGCGGATGGCTTCGCGGAGCATGTTGAGTTTCTTGGCCCCCGCCTCGTTGTTGCCATCCCCCAGGGCGGCTACCGTCGCGGCGTCAAATACGAACTCCCCGGAAGATAGACGTGCGGGCGCTTTTCCATCGATGACGGCGGGAACATCGTCATCCATGCCGCCACTATCCCCCGGTACGTAGCCGCCCTTAGCCCAGCCGCCATCGCTACCACCACCGCCAGCATCGCTTTCACTGCCCCCGCCCCCATCGCTGCCACCCCCACCGTCGCCACCACTATCGCCTCCACTATCTCCACCACTATCGCCTCCATCCGTACCACCTTCGGTGTCGCCCCCATCGAAGCCCGACAGATCGGGAGTTGCGGGCGTGCCCGTCTCAATTTCGGGAGTACCGAAATCTACTGCGGGGGATTCCGTTTCCGCCTCCGGTGCGGAGAGGGTTTCGCCTTCCTCATCGCCGCCCTTCAGCGTACCAATACTACGCTCCAACGCAGCCAATGCGGGACCCAGCGATCCTATCAGATTCTGGTCTTGAGTCAACGCTGTTGCCGCAGCCGTGGGGGAAATCTGGCCCGCGTTGACCTGCTCCGCCATCTGCGTCCCAGCGATTTCCCCGCGTGTCTGCAACTCCTGCTTGGCTGCCGGGGAGATCCCTGCAGCAAAAGACGGAGCAACCTTCTCCAAAGCCATCCCCATCAAAGACTTGGGCGGGGCCTCTTCATTCTGGTAGTTGGACACAGCCATGCCGCCAAGGGTACTGGCCAGGCCCAACGGGGACATCATACCCACACCCTGCAAGACAGACTTCGCAAGATCTCCAAGAGTTGCGCCTTGGGCTTTCCCCGAAAGGGCTTCATTCTTGGCTGCCCCCTCCATCGTGGTGTCGGGGATGTCCGCAAGATCCATCCCGACTTCCGGGGTCGCATACGCATCGTCGCTATAGGACGAAAGCACATCTCCCAAATTGGGGGCGGGGGTCTATGCCAAAATCCGGATCGAAGACTGGGGCGGCCAGTACATCTTCAAACGGGTTGGTAACTTGCACCTCTTCCGGCGTAACGGGTTCTTCCGCTGCGGGCGCTGGCGGAACAACTTCTTCGGCTGGGGTCTCCTCAACGATGCCGCTTTCGAAATCTCGAAGATCCGGAGCTTCCACCACGTCAAGGATTGCTGCAGCGGGGGCTTCGGAAATGTTGGGCGTAACCGCTTCTTGAAGGGGATTGGTAACCGGGGAGACGGGTTCCTCGGGGGAAAATCCCGGAAGCCCCAGATCCTCGGGACTCATCGCGGGAGACTCCCCCGGATCGAAAACAAGGGCAGCTTCCACTTCAGAGGTGGGCACTTCCGGAGGCGTTACCGGCAGTTCCGTCTCGTCCGGTCCCACCAACGTGACATCGCCGGGAACCAACTCTGGCGTGGGCCGCAGGACATCCTCCACCATCTGCTCCAGCGGAGTGGGAGGACCCAGGTAGTCCCGCGTGATCTCGTCATCAATCGACGGCGCGGGGCTGCTATCTGGCGGCGTCGTTTCTGGCACAGTCTCGGTGGGAGGACTAACCGGTACCAGCGAAAAATCCTCCATGTCATCCGGAAGCGGCGCATCGAAGATCGGCGTCGTGTCGATGGGTCGCTGATTAAGTAGGTCCTGGGCTTCTCTCGCCGCAGCCTCTCTCGCAGCAGCCTCCCTTGCCGCAGCTTCCTGATTGTATGTGTCGAGTTCCCTTTGGGCGGGAGACTGGTTTGGAGACGGTGGTGCCGGGGCAGGGTCCGCACCCTGGGAGGGCTGATCCGGTTGGGGCGCAGGAGTCGGAGTTGCGGCAGCACGACGACGTGCTTGTTCCTCCCGAATCCTCGAAAGGTTGCCGTAGATGCTACGATAGCCACTCGGAAGTTCAGCAGGTCCACCGTAGAGTTGTTGATTCGGATTGTACGGGGTGAAGGTGGGTCGGGAGGTACGCGGAATCGTCCCAAAGATGTTTCCCTTGGGGGCCACGAAAGCTTCAAAGGGATTGACGGGACCGCCCTCAGCGTAACCCTTGATGAAAGAATCGTATCCCTTCATAGCTTGTCCACCTTCACGATGCCCTTCGATTGCAGATCCGTCAGCAGCTTGACGAGGGTGTTGGCAACAGCGGTAACCGTTACTGTCCCCAGATCGAGGGTGGCCGACGCCGGTACTGTAGCAGAAACTGTGTAGCCTGTCACTGCTGGCCCCGTCACCACCTGGCCGTGGTAGAGGTTGAGGACGCGGATCATCTCCCCCCACGCCATCTGGGCATCAACCGGAAGGGAGGTCGGGGGCAGCGGAAGAAGCGGTTTCATCGTTCACCATCGGGGCCAAGCCGGAAACGAATCACACCCAGACGCCAAGAATTATTGACATCATTACTCTCAATGCGATAGTATGTATGGCGGCCCCTCATCCGGAAATCTATCTTTTGGGTGGCGGCGGAAACCAGGTAGGGTCCCTTCGTCACTTCCATGGATTCGGGGGTGTTGGGATACTTGAGGGCATGCAGCGTCATGGTGACGTTGCCCGTCATGACTCCGCCATCGCGCCCCGAAAAATCGGGGATGATACGATCCACAAACATCAACTCCTGGCCCGCATCCAGATCGAAAAGATTGGATTCGATGTAGGCGTTGATGGCTGCCCCATCGGCGGTGTTGCCGAATTCGTGGTAGTAGAGTTTGGTTGCGGACGCTTCGTAAGCGACCCCGATCGGAAAACTGTTGATGCCCTGGTCGAGCCACGCGGTGCGGACCAGGCGGCCAATACTCCACACGTCCTGCATGTAGTCGTAAATGACGTAGGAATCGATCTCGCCCGTGGTCGTGGGGTAGAACCAGATCACCTCGTTGTAGGAGGTGTTGCTGGCGCAATAGATCTTGTCGAGTTGGCTGCGGTCGAGGCTGTCGAAGACGTAGCGAAGTACGTCGCACTTCATGGGGCGGGCGGCAGCACCATCATACACCATGAAGCGTTCATCGGCCATCCAGAAAGTGCGCCCGCCCACCTCAACCATGGCGTTTTGGCCAAGGGTACCACAGTTGGTACCGATAAGCTGGAAGCCGAAGGTGTAGGGGGGACCCACCTGCTGCATGCTGTAGAGGTTTTCGTCGGTCCAGATGAGGATCTGGCCACGGGTCCGCCGCGCCGCAATGATGCGGGAGGCACCCGACAGGACCTTGTCGCCAGCGGTGTTGGTGGCCGATGCGTTCCAGTCGGTGATGTCTTCCTGGTTGCACCAGCGGATGTAGAGGGGGTTGACCACGGAGGTGAGGGCGTCGGGGCACCCAAAGGAGATCAGGTGGCGGTCTTCGGGCGACACCAGGATCTGGGCATTTTGGCTGGGGGTCGCGGAGACAAGGTAGGCTCGACTCGTCAAGCCCATGCTGCTATCCCAGTAGTAGATCTGGCCGTTGCGGGGTGAGGCCGCCAGGTCTTCTCCCCAGTTGTCCAGACTCCAGAAGCGGAGTGGGGCCAACGCGGTGAATTCCTCGTTCCAGGCTTGGGGTCCACTCCACACGCCAGCACCCCAGCCGGTGTCAAGCTGGTTGGACGCGGGGCCAGGGGCCAGGAGGAAGTAGCCTTGGAGAAGGCCCCCGGCTGCGGCAGAGGTGGCGGCGGCTGTGGTGCCGGTGTTGATGGTAAAGGTGTTGCCATCGATCACCGTGATGGGGTAGCCCCCAAAGGGCGCGGACACCGGATAGATGTTGCCACCTACGGTTGTGGCGACGGTGGTGGCGTAGAAGTAATTGCCGGTGGCCTGGCCGTGGGCCGACACCGCGATGGTGATGGTGGTGGATCCAGCGGAAGTGCTGATTGCGTTGGTGGCAGAGATGGATGCGGCGACGGGGGTGATGTCGTGGTAGATGCCACCGTACCAGATTGCCAGATGGGAGTTGGTGCCTACGGCCAGATAGACGTAGCCGGATTGGGTGGTCCACGTGAAGATGCTGCGGCCCACGCCGGGGATTGACTTGGGGTCGCTGATGCCATTGACGTTTTGCCAGCCGCCAATTTTTTCAGGCTGGCCATAGCGGAAGCGGACTTTGTCGGCGTCATACCAGCCACCCTCACCCGCGTAACGAGTGAGTTCCCGGACGATGCCGGGCTTCTGGGTTACTGGGATGAGTTTAGGAGTCGCCATTTTTACCTAGCAGGTTTTGGATGGTCTTCGACTCGTAGATCCGGATGCCCGTCCAGATTATGGTGAAGGCGGCTGCGATGGCTGGGAGGACCCCCGCGAGGGTACCCACCACCGTCACAACGGAGATTGCGTCGATGCCTTGCTTGACGGCTTCATCTTTCATGGCGTGTTTCCTACTTAGGGGCCAGCGTTTCGCCACGAACCACCACTGTAAAAATACAGGCGGTGATTTGCTCTATCGATGACAATCGGAAGAGAATACCCTGCAGTACCAGGGGTTCCCGTAGGAACACCGCTACAAGACGGAATGTATAAAAATCCATCTGTAGCTCCTGTAGTAAGCCCAAATCCCCCAGCATTAATTATTACAGATCTAT